CAATAGCAATTACCTATAATATCAAGATATAGACTTGTCAACTCCCACAATTCAAAGCCATTCATCATAGGATTAACCGCCTTAATTAGTTCCAAATATGGATGTTCGTTTATCTCTTCTACCTCATACCCCTTTGATACCCATAATTTAACTAGATTGCCCTCATATGTTTTGTCTTTAACTAGCTCTTTGATTTGCTTGCTTAACTTCGGCGATCCTTTTACTGCTTTCTTCTTATATAATCTCAATGGTACTCTTGCTACACTTCTTGCTATTACTCCTGCTGCTGCATATTGCCAGCTTCTATAATTCTCAATCATAGCCTGATAATCGCCTGATTGTAATCTACCCCTGCTGTTATCACCTACACCTATCGAGCTTGCTACTACTGGGTTAACCTCCTTAATTGCGCTTACTGGGTCAATCGTGCCATTCATTATACCTACTGCCGTTTTAAATCTATCTTTAATGTTCATATAGTTACCTCATGCTTTTCAACGTCCTGTTTATGCCCACACTTGGGACATATAAACTTACCCTGCCCATTCTCAATCTTGAATTGTAACATAGTATTGCATTTTGGGCAACTCATCTAATATCTCTCACTCCCCATAGTTCTGCAAGACTCGCATATATTTACATTATCCATTTCGCTCTTTGGCTTATTCTTTCGGCAAACTATGCACACAACTTGCTTCTCGTTATTATTAATACTACGTTGTCTCTTTGCTTCTTTAATACAATCTCTAATATCAGCTTTAACCTGTCTGATGGCCTCATTTGTCTTAGTTATCTTAGCATATAGGTTGAGCATTGTTTTAATATCCTTCTTGTCTTTTTTAATACGCTGTCGGAACTTATCAACATCAGGTAGTTCAAGAATAGATATAAGCTCTTTGTCAAAGTGTTTAATTTCTTGCTCTAAGTATTTAATATATTCTTTATCCATTATATAAACATCTTGTTATTATTGTTGTTAGTATTATAATTATCATTGCTTTACATGAAATAGCTGATATGTATAAACCTCGATATTCTTGACACTTTTGACTGCTTTTGTAATATCTTGTCATTATATAAGCCGTATGCTAGGTTCATTATCTTCGCCATGCCCTAAGTAATATCTTATAGCGTCCATGCTGTGATCCCTGAACGGTACAGGCTCATCAAGTACATTCCCATGCCTATCCTCCCGCCATTTGTAACCTCGTATCTCTTTGATAATGTTCGTACTCCTTTTGGTTATATGGAGCTTCTTTCTTTTTACTCTATCAATACCTATCTTAACACTACCCTTACCCTTAATGCAAGCAAAAACATTAAAGCCTGCGTTGTCTATCTCTTCTATACGCTGTGGCTCTGCACAATCAGCTATTATTTCGTCATTCTTATTCTTTATTAAATCTTTTAATCTTGTTATTAAATCTGTATTTGTCAACCCGCTCTCATATAAAGTCTCGTCAATATATACCTCTTGATCCTTCTCTCCAACCATACTTAAGCTTGAGGGGTTGTTGAACCCAAAATCCAGCCCATAACCAACCTTATCACATTCAGGGAACTCATCAACTATATCCCAATTCTTATATATAATGTTCTCCGGTGATGCCCAGATACCCTGTCCATATATCTTCCAGTATGTTAAATCCTGCGTTTTAAGGCTCTCTATCTCTTTTACATAGTCATCATCAAGGAAAGGGTTATCTTTGTATGTGCTGTGCTGTACTGCTGTGTTATCAGGTGGGTTATCTGTAATAGTCTTAAGGAATCCAAGCTCATCAATAGGATTAAAGCTAAAGAATAGTTGATTGATACCGTTCTCGTTTTCTCCCCTACATCTCAATCCTAACTGTAAATAATCATCCCTTGTGTTCTCTGTAAACTCCTCCCCCCATATATCGTTTATCCTCTCAAAAGACTTTAATTTCTCCGGGTCATCAAGCGAAGTAAAGAACATTTGATTGCTGCCAACTGTCAATGTTAAGTCTGATTTATTAACGACACATCCCGGCAAGCTATACTTAGCTATTAAGTCATTAACTAATAGCCAAGCTGATTTCTTTAGCGCAGGTCTTGTCTTACGAGTTACTAAAATACGGATATTGCGTTCTTTGTATAATTTCTCTAATAATAGATATTGTGCTATGCTCCAACTCTTGCCCGATCCTGCCCCACCATACAAAAGGTTGACACGCTTCTTTGTCTCTACTAGGAATCTATAACACTTCTCTGCGTGTTCTACCTCAATCTGTCTTGTCATATAATTTCTTTCTTTGCCTCATCATATCCAGCCATAATAGCATTAGCAAACCAACCTATCATAGTATCTTCATCTGTCGCTATCTCTGGTTTATTCTTTACTGTTTTAACAAACTCTTTAGCCCAAATCTTAGCATCAAACTGTCCTGACAACTCGTATATTATATTACTCACTTTTTATTCTCCCTTTTTATCCTTGTCATCTCCATATTTAATTTTACCACATCTATTACATTTATAACCTACCCAACTAATAGTATTAGTATAATCAGTTATATGCTATATCCATTCATCCCAAATATTAAACACCAAAGATTCATTTCTTCACCTCGTCATCTTTACTATTTCTATATGTATGTATTATCTCTAATGCTCCTGAATGGTTTACCTTGCTGTCTATCTTCTCGCTCCAATCAAGGAAGTATTGTAGCCATAGTTTGATGTCTGATGTCTTGCCCTCTTTCATGGTCATGTTGTAGAATTTGGCTATTACGTTGGTTGTTTTCTGCCGTCCCCAGTGTCTCCATTCAGTCTCTACAATTTTCCAAAACGAATCCTTAGTTTTCCAATTTGATAGCGTCTTTTCTGATACGTTAAACGCTTTTGAGAAATCCTGCTGTTTCTTTATGCCTCTAAATGGTTCTGGTATAGCCATCCATTTTGCAAACTCATTAAATTCTCTTGGCTTGCTTAATAACTTATTTTTGGGAGTTTTAGAACTACTGTCACTCATGTTATTTTCTCTGCTTTCTTGTCGCTAGCTTTCCATTTAAATCCACACTTCGGGCATACATTTTCTTTTTCTATATCCTCGCCAAGTGGAATATCTTCAACCTCGTCATTTAATCCAAACGTTTCATTTAAGTCAAATCCTATATCCTCTAATACCTTATCATCTATATTCGCTAATAAATCTAAATCCCACTCTCCCTGATTAAAATTAGCCCGGAGCATATATTCTCTATGTTCTTCCTCTGTCAGCTTTCTATTTGGGACACGGACATCAATCTTTTCTTCTCCTCTGCCTAGTGTTTTTAATATAGTAATGCGTTGGTGACCGGATATAATTCTAAGATCTGTATTTATTGCCGGTATATCTACAAGATTGAACTTCTTAAGTGATTTCTCTAAGTCTGTTGCCTGCTTCTTTGTTAATTGACGAGGATTCCCCTCGGTGGCTTTTAATTCCTTGATTTGTTTTTGCTCTGTGTGCCATTTAAGAGATTCCAATTTCATATTTCCTTACTCCCTTATGTATTATCCACGTCAACTATGCAAGCGTTGACATTCGTTCCGCTTTCTTTGAATGACTTTTCAGGTAGCTCTATAAATTGTCCACCTAATCCTTTTATCATTGCTCTAAAATTTACTGTCTTTTTATTGGTTCTAAAACATACAGAACTTGACATCACCGAAACAACCCTATCTGCTAGTTCAAGCATATGCTCTACATGTAAAATATCCTGCTGTTTTGAGAATGGAGGATTTCCTATTATTACATCGTACTTTTGATTGAACTCTAAGAAATCCTTACCGACTAAATTAAACTTATTCGCTATTAGATAGCTTCTGTTTTCTTCGTTTAACTCTACGCAATCACATTTTATATGTTTTGCTATTGCTCCCTTACCTGCGCTTGGCTCCAGGACTGTTTCTCCATCCTGTATGTTAGCCATCTCAATGAGTTGTAAGGCAATATTCTCTGGAGTTTCAAAAAATTGATATTCTTTCTTCTGGTCAGTGTATTCTCCTGTAAGTAAAATCTCATCAAGGATTTCTAACGGAGATTCATTGAAAACATGCGCTTTTTCTTTTCTGTTCCATTTTCCATGTATTGCCTCAAGAACTTTATTCACCGCTAAGTATAGTTTCCTATCAAGCTGTCCTTCCGGCAAGTAAAGCCTGTTTTCGTCTATCGTTGAGTTTCCCAATGTGTTTGCTACTTCATTCTCTATTTCCATATTATCTCCTTACTCCCTTATAGCATATTGATTTATTAATGTCAAATTATCTTCTTTTTACTAGCCTTGTTTTCTCCGGTGTGGTTTTTAGCTCTACATTAAGAGGGTTAGTTTTGTGTTCATTTTCCACATCTTGATTTTATAATAAACTTAGTTAAACAATCCGCATTACAAAATATGCCTTGCAAACTCTTAGAGTGAGATTTTCCACTTTTAAAATTATCTAGCAAAATAGATGAGAATTCCCCAATACAAATTAGACCCTGTTTATATTGGTCTTTTGTTGGTGGCGAAACATCTTTGTGTTCTTTATTGCAGTATTCACAGCAATTATAAATCTTTTTTTCTTTCATATCCTATACCCCCTTAATTCATGAATAGTTTTTTACATCTTGGACATCCGTATAAATACATATCTTCTTCGGAATTACTTGTCATTACAATATCATTACTAATATCGTAAAACTCTCCAAACTTCCCTATATCACTACAAGTAGCTTTATCCTCAACCGTCCCAAAATCCTCATAACCACAATATGGACACTTCATACCTTATCTCCTTTAATTTTTATTGGATTTTTATTCACTATGGCTTTTGCTAATGCATCTGTCCAGTTCACATAAGGAACATTGCATAGTTTAATATGTGTTCTTCCTATGGCTTCCTCTACGTCCGCTAAATCAATCTCAAAGTCGCTTTTCTCATACAGCCCAATCTCTTTACGATGTAAAATTATATAGTCCGCTAGTTTCTTAATGCTCCAATAACGATTTCTCTCAAAGCAGATCTCATCATCTTTAAAGTGTAAATCTGTTTTAATTGCATTAGTAAGCCTTTGTGATGTTGTACTCATAGCTTCTCCTTTATCATTGCCGAGATTAATTTGGCTACTGCTTTTCTTGATAGGGCTAATAATATCCCGCTATCACTAGCTGTAAGAGGGTTTCGTAATATTGAAACCTCTATGTTCATTAATAATGCTTCTATATTTAACTCATCAGCAAGCTCATTCAGTTCTTGCTTGCGGAATTTATCCATTTTTCTCAATCCCTGATTATATATTATATTCTTATAATCTTTTGTGGGATAACCTTCTATCTGAGTATCTATCCATATATCTTTCTTTTTTGGCTTCTTAATTTTACTCACTCTCCCCATTATCTCCCTCCCTTTTGTTTGGTTAATTGCTCTATTTGTATCTGTAAAAATTATGTCGCTCATAGTTGTTTCTTATGTGTTATTGGTAAGTCGTTCAATTTTATCATCATCCATAAAAGAACATAATTTCAACGCTCTTATGCTTTCAATATCTCCATTCTTTATTTTCTTTCTATAATCTTTAAATTTAGGACATTGCTGAAAACTACATCCCGTTAAATCGTATTTAGGTCTATTTGACCTACGACAATATTGTTGTTTGCTTGGTGATGACATATTACTTATACCAATTTCATATAAATCACAACTCACCTTAAAACCATACCACCATTTAGGTTGTTTCATCCTATTACCTTCCTATGTATTTTTGGATTTACTGTTTTATGCTTGAAAAAGCTATCGGTCTTTTTATATTCCCAGCATTTATGGGATGATTCTGTGATACATATTTCAGTTCTAGGGTTTGTCTTATCATGCAAAACTCTACTCCCGTCTGTACTAACAACTATTTTACAATTATCATCTTCTATTACTTTATAATGTACCAAAACATCATGCAGGGCTGAATGTAGGTTTGTAATATCCACACGTCTTTTTGTAGGCATATAATAAGTTGCTTTAATGTTTATTGGTCTTGAGATTGTTTGTGTTCTTGGCATATAAAATGTACATTCTGCTTGATAATCTTTGAACCTCTTGCTCGGCACAATAAATGGCACTAGCTTGCCTGTTAATGTTTTCTTTGTGAAGATTCTCTGACTATTCTTCTTTGTAACCGGAGGCAGATGTATTTTAAATTTAACCATTATTTCCCCTTATCTTTTATTATAGTTTTTATTAAACTACACCGCTACTATCTAAAACATGAAACACCATTCTTCCAAAATCATCAGGGAATTGTTCATTATATTCAGGGAATTGTTCATTATATTCAGGGAATGTAATCTGTCTTTTTAATTCAATTCTTTCTCTATGATATCTAACTGGGTATTTTCTAAGTAACCATTTTGGAAAAAACCTTTCCTTAACCGCTTGCTTCCAATCTTCTGGGTATTCAACATACTTTACAACTCTATCAACTTCCTGCGCTAAAATCCTCTTATTCATTCTAAATACCAAATCATTACATATATGGTCAACACTTACTCCAAAATCCACATTTAACAATTCCTTTGTCATACGCTTTCTTTCACTAAATAACTCAACTTCCATTTCAATCCGTTTCATAGTAACATATTCTTGGGTTGGACATTCTCCCTCTCTTACTTTCTTTAAATTCATTTCTTACCCCCCTCTATTAATCTTCTTTTAATTTTGGTTTGTCAAGTAGTTTGTTCATATCCCTAATACTCCTTGTTTTAGTTTTTTCTTCCACGCTTTCTCTAGATACTTTTCTGATAATTTCTCACGTTCTTCATCATCCTTTTCGGTCCAATCTTTCCTATTGTATCTACGAGTATTTATCGCAAGACCATACATTGTATCATATCGTGCTTCTGTGCTTACTTTTTGCGACTTCGTGTTCTTTATCCTATTAAGACAAGTAGCGGTATCCCCACAACTAGAACTACAACTAGGAACAAATAGCCCTATTCCTTTGGGTAAGTCTTCAGGGTTGATTACGCCGGGCAATGCTAAAAAACTCAATTCATCTGTTCTACCGATATAATTTTGCCATTTCTTATCACTTTTAAAATCTGCCTTACATGACTTTATTTCTATGCAATGTGTTCTAAATGGATTCTTTGATGACTTCCTCCAACTCTCTAATAAAACACAATCTAAGTGATATTTTCCAGCAAATCCATCTGGAGTAATTGACGAATTTTTAGACGCAGACACTTCAAAGAATATCTTATAATTAGAAGAAAAGGAGTTTGTTATACATAATTGTAAAAATCTCACTATCTCTTTTCGATTAAGTTTCATCACCACACCACACAAATAGTTATAATTAGATCCATAACTCTCCTCTATTAATCTTCTTTTAATTTTGGTTTGTCAAGTAGTTTGTTCATATCCCTAATACCCCTTGTGCTAGTCTGCGTTCTGCTATTTTAATGTATTCTTTGTTAAGTTCAATACCTATATAATTTCTATTAAGATTTTTAGCCACAAGTCCTGATGTTCCTGAACCGAAAAATGGGTCTAAAACTATACCACCTTTCGGACAACCTGCTTTTATAGGCGTTTCTATTAAAGCTGGCGGATATGTAGCAAAATGAGCTTCTTTGTATGGTTTTGTGTTTATTTTCCATACACAGCGTTTGTTTCTGTTGTTATTTATGCTTCCAACTCTATTAAATTTTTTTATTTGTGATGTTTCGCTATCTCCACTTGTTTTGTGTAAGTATTTTTTGTTCGGTTCTTTCCACTTTACGCTTAATTTGTTATTTTCATACTGTGTTTCAAAATAATACTTCTTGCTTTTCGTGAAGAAGAATATCTTTTCAAAATCCACAGTAAATCTATCTTTAGCACTTGACGGCATACAATTCGGCTTGTGCCAGATTATTTCATTGCGTAATATCCAGCCACGATTACACATTTCTATTGCAAAGCGTGAGGGGATTTGGCAAAGGCATTTTTCTTGTAAATCATCACAAGTATGACCACCATAATGCCTACTATCACTACTTATCCCCTTGTCTCGTTCAAATTTATTTGCCTTATATTGACTGCCGGCGCCGCCAGAATTACTATAAGTATCACCCATATTCACCCAGCAAGTTCCCTCTTTTTTTAATACTCGTTTAACCTCGTCAAAAATATCACACAATCTAGTTATATATTCCTGAAATGTCGGCTCTAATCCAAGCTGACCATCTACCCCGTAATTTCTCAAAGCCCAATATGGAGGACTTGTAACACACATATTCACACACCCATCAGGAAAGGTTTTTAATACATCCTCCGCTTTCCCACATATTATAGTATTAAGTTTCATCACCACACCACACAAATAGTTATAAGCGTATATGGGAATATTTTTGTTATCATGTTTTAGCTATAAGCCCAGTTGGGTATAAGCTTTGCTGTCTCTGTCCCAGTCTCATTATAGGCTGTAATTGATAATACCAATCACCCCGACTTTGCCTAACCTTGTTGAAGTGTTCAGGATTACCGCTTTCAATCTTATATATACGCTTGCCATCTTCATCGGTGTAATTTCTCAAGTCATGTATTCTCGCAGCCAGAGCAAATCCTCCACTAAGTACATTCCACATATCACTGTTAAGATGTAGCTTTCCGTCTTTTAGAATAAAAAGTACCCTTTTGCAATTATGAGACATCTTGATATAGTTTGTATCTATCATATTACCCCCTCCCTATTTTTTGATATGTTATACCATTTGCCTCATCAGAAGCAAACGGCATGTTTATCATTAGTTTCACAAGCCAGCGTTCATATACATCTGCCTCTTGTGTTGTGATTTTAAACAAGTGAGCCTTGTTTTTATGGCAGTTTAGACATAAGCCCACCCCATTCATAGGGCTGTTAAGGAAAAATGGATATTTAGCCCTGTTTGGTGCTGAATTTGGTAGTTTGTGGTGTGTGCTATGTATTGGATTGAGACAATTCTTGCAGTAGCCATTTTGCGCCTCATATACAGCCATTTTAATATTCTCTGGAAATGGTTTTGCAATGTATCTTTTCTTCATGATTTAAAACCTTTCTTTCTTTTATCTATTTCAAACTTAATAAGAGTAGCAAATTCCTCCTGTTTCTCCTCTGGCATTTCGTCAAACTCCTCCGTGTTAAAGTTATCAACCAGTGTGTTCATGTACCAAATATCGTCATTCAATTCGGTTTTAAGATTTAGGATTTTGGTTTCCATAGGTGTTCGTTCAAGTTTGAATTTCTTAGCAGGTTGTTTACCACCATTATTTATAGGTAAGCTGGCTATATTCTCGTCTGAATCCTTTTTGATTTTATCTAATAGCTCTTCTCTTTTGTCTTTTGGTGCAATGCCTTTCTCTATGGTTTCTATAATTCTAGCGTAATCATCTCTTTTTATATCTTTTGTGTGTTCGTAATGAAATGTCTTGATAAGTTCTTTAAGTTCGTCAGTAGACCAGCCAAATTCTTTACCTTTGCCAAAGAACCTTCCAACCTGCTTATCTGATATTAGGGTTTTATCAGGTTCTTGCTGTGTTGTCTGCTGTGGTGGGTTGTTTGCTGGCTCTTGTACGATTTCGGGTTTCTTATATGCTGGCTTTGTTTCTGTGCGTGTCTGTTGATGGATAGCTTGAGCCACTTCGTCAGCACTAGCGAACTCCGTGCCAATATAACCTAAACAAGCTAAGGCTCTGCCTATGGCTGATGTTTCGCAGTTCTCAAGTGCAGAAGTTTTGTTTATCTGCGAGCTTGCTCTCTTTTCTTCTGCGTGTCCACAAGCAACGATTCTATCTCCGTCTTTGATTGTCGCTTTCATAACAACTAGCGTTTCATCATTTTGGAGCAAAACCGTATTTATGCCATAATCCTTCTCTTTTCTAAAGCGTTCCACTCTGCTTGCAACTGTCTCATACTGCTTACCATGTATGTCTACTGTCCTTTTTTCTTTAGCCATTATGCCTCCTTTTTCATTGCATTATTAAGTTTTTGATATAATTCATAAGTACATTGAACATCGGATTTGCACGCTTTAACTACTTGCTCTATGGGATACTGTGATAAATCGCTTTTATCCATACCCTCATCCCATTTTGGTGGGGCAATGCCGAAAACACGAGCCCAGTATTTTAGATCACCGATTCCATACTTATCTGTTAGTTGATAACGAACATCGATACATTGCTCTGACCATGCCTTAATGTTAAAGTCTATTGCATAGGTATATAAGCCGTGAATAAGACCGCGCATTTTAAGCATAGGCAGGTCAAAGCTGTTGCCGTTGAATGTTATGATGTGGTCTTGCCCGACTAACATACTAAACACTCTACGTATAATTACATCTTCGTCTCCATAATAAGCCTCAATAGGAGCCTTATCTTCTTTTACACAACAACAGAGAATCTTTGATAGCTCAAATTTCCCTATTGCACCTTGACCATAACCCTCGCCGTCTATAATCTTGCCTGACCGTTTATTTTTAGACTTCTCTTGCAAATATTCTTTGTTTTCTGGCGGTAAATCTTTTAGTGCTATGGGACTTGTCTCGATATCCAATACCAACATTACTTGCCCTCCTTTAAAAATTCATTATCATGTTTACTGCAAAATCTAGGTTTATTTAGTAGTAGAGGATAATATGTTACCGCTTCTTTCTTACAACCACGTCTTATACAGGTATGTTTACGACAATGTTCTCCTCCTTTAACTACGGGGTCATTGCACCAATCTTTATATTGTCTAATACTACGAGATTTGCAAAATCCCACACCCTTAGACTTCATATTCTTCATTATTTGCTCTCCTTTTTGTTATTATCTTCTTTTATACGTTTCATTATATAAGCTAACCTATACAACTGATCCTTTGAACACATAACCTTTAACTCCCCCAATTCACTCTCCAATTCCTCAATCTTATCTATAAGCGTCTTTATGTATGGGTCAAGTTTCTTTTTACTTACACTGTCTATTGCGGCAAAGAACTTATCCTTTGCATTGTCCATGTCTTTGAATAGTGCGTCTAGTGGTTTTCCCATCTCATTCTCCTTTTGTTATTGTTAATAGGTGTTTTAGTCTTTTTACAGTTTCGCTAGTAACTTTATTCTTAAATCTACTACAATTCATTTCGTGAAATCCTGTTGCAAGACGACCACAAATACAAAATAATGACTGTTTATCAGAGATTTCATTTTCAACCTCTTGTCTTACTTTTAACCATTCCCCAAAATGATGTTTTTGTAAATAAGTAATTTTTTGCGCAATTTTCATCACTCCCCCTCATATAATTTTTCAACTTCACTCTCTAACCGATACAGCACCAATCCTCTGCCATCTTTTACTACTCTATGCGCCAGGTCCCCTAATTGTTCGATTGAATCCTCGAGCATGTGCCATTCTTTCTTACAATAGAAGTCTGTTATTGGCGTGAATCCCTGTTCTTCTGCTTTCTTCTTGGTTATTGGTATTATGATCACGATTGTTCTCCTTTTGGTTATTAAATAATTCCGGGTATCTATTTATTTTGCTTTCGTTTAGGATGTGTAAGCCTAGTTCAGAATTAACCATGTTTCTTATCTCTTTTTTATGTATATCTCTAATTTTTAGTGGTGGTAGGTTTATGTTTCTAATTGCAAAATTAGCCCAAAAATAATGCCTTCCACTTTCTTGTGGATTTATTAACGGCTTATAATAACTTTTAACATTTTCCACAACATATTTATTTTTACAAAAATATTTCAATAATATAATCTCCTGCCATAACTTCATATCGGGATATTTCGCCTCATACATTCCAGCGGAAACACCCATTCTCCTAATATCGCTGTGGCTCGGACAAGGTGGACTACTCCATATAAAATCAAACTCTTTATAATGCTCTAGCAAATACTCATGTGCATCTCCCACAACAACCTTATCTTGTGGAAAGAAGTCTTGATATATAGCTGCTATCTTTGGATTAAGCTCAACAGCAGTAACATCAACATCTTTCCACAACTTCCTATTTCCACCAATTCCTGCGTAAAGATTTAATACTTTCATTTTATACCTTTTCTTTTAGATTCAAAATTGTTAAATATCTCGTCAAACCTGCGGAGTTTAGCTTTTAATTCCTTATTCTCTGCTTTCAACTTTTTTATAACTCCATTTGTGGATTTAATTATCACGTTTGCTATTACCTCGGATTGCTTTAGTTCCTCAATAAATTCTCCGGCCTTAGATAATGACTTCTTTAGAATAACTTTCTCTTTTTTTAAATCCCTGAGCATTGCTTTCAGTAGCTTATTCGATGTTTTCTTTACTACTCTTGTTTTATCAAATTTTCTCTCATACTCCTCAATCGCTTTATCTGCTGGCTTTTTACCTGCTTCCATTCCTGCGTTTATATTATCAAATATATTGCTTATTATCTTGTGGGGTTCGGTTAGCTTTTCGTATTTGTTTAGCATTATTTGGTCTCCTTTAGTATTTTAGAGTTATCAGTTTTATTACCCACAATCCTACAATGCTCATTAAATACTCCAACCGCATTTGCTTTAGTTCTAAACATGCCTTTTTCAAAAAACACATAGTCTCGGCTCGGAAATTGTTTTCCAACTTCAACTTCATCTCCCTCATAAATCTCCTTACCATTCCTATCCTTTAAACCTGTGTATTGCATAAGAATTACGTCTATAAGCCTAATATTACTATCGTCATCCTCTCTTCCGGTAACTCCGATTGGATGTTCTTTATCAAGCCTACGATATATATTATAAATATGCTCCCAATCATACATTTTTTCTTTCTCTTTATCCCAAGCCCGAAACTTTATCTCTCTTTTCATCTCATCCTCCTAGTAATTAATAACCATTAGAAACAGTCCTGCAGCCACAACAGCAAGCCCAAAATGCTTCTTTGTTACAAGCCTGCCTGCTATTAGTAAAAACGTTAAGCCTACTGCAAATTCAGCCCATGTCATAAACATTATTTGCTCCTTATTAGCTTTTTAAACCACTTTGTTATTCTGTTTGTATTTTTTGTTCTTTTTCTTCTTCTACTTTTTATTGCTCTAATATATTCTTTTGATAATTTACCTAGTGTATATTTCCTTAAATCTAAAGAAAATCTATAATCATCGCCACGCTCTACAAATACTACATAAGGATAACAAATAGACTTTATTTTTAGCACATCACCCTTACAGCTATTATCTTCCATGCCATTTAAAAGAATTAAACCATTTAAAACAGTAACAATATCTCCTTTTTTCAAATCTTCAATCTTTAGTTCAGTTACTCTTTCCATTTTACTTCCCTCCCTTATTAATTATTGGTTTCCTACCTATAGCCTTTACAATTAAACACGCTGGCAATCCAAAGAATATAAGCCATAACAATAGATATCCTATTCCATCCATGATTATTTCCACCCTATGTTTAAATCTTCTACTCTAGTTAATGCGCCTGTGTAACTATCAAAGCATCCCCAGTTACCTGCGCAATGATAAACTACTCTTACCTTAGCATCTTCGAAATCAGGTATCTGTTTAAAATCAGGGATTTCTTTTATCATTCCATTTTCCCATTTATCTTTACCGTAATATTCTGGCTGATAATGAACCTTGTCGCCTACTTTTAACTCCATAATATCAATCATTATCTCCCTCCATATTTAAAATACATAAACACCACTATTAAGAAATTTAATGCAAATATTCCGACTATTACCCTGAGCAATATTATACTCATTACTTAATCCTTTTATGCAGTTTTTTTAACTTTCTTACGACCGTATTATAGCCATATAGATAGTTTGTATCTAACTTATACTTCTTTATTAGTTTATCCCATAATTTACTTTCGGCTCTACTAGATTGCCAAAGTAGCCTTTTTATATTTCTATGAACATAAACTATATCTCTAAATTCTTTTACTTCTCTTGTGTTTATATCTATATATTTTGTTTTCATATCTTAATCCTTTTCAATGCTTTAAGAATACGTCTATGTGGCTTGTTTATCTTCATTAGCTGGTATCTGTACAGGGTAACTACGCTAACGTCTATCTTTCGGGCTATATCAACCCCTGTATATCTTTTGTATAACGCCTTGATTATGTCTGCGATCTGTTGCTTTGTTGATTCCATTATGCCTCCTTTAGTTGTATTTCTTCCACTCTTTATAATCTTTATCTATATTTCTTAATGTTTTATCGTGTTTTATCGGAGTTCCTCGTAAACTCATTAACTTAGACAATACAGCCTCATTAATAGTCTCAATTTCCCATACACTATTTGAAAGAATCTTTCTCACGATATCAATAATATCATCATCGCAACTTCTATCAATATATTTTTCGTCTTTCATCTTCACCCCTCCTGTTTTGTTAGATTATTCTATTTCGAAATCGTTTATGCTTCTAATTTTTCTAATCCAGTGATTTTTTAAATCATCAAGCGTTATAAATAAATCCTCTATTTGATAGAAGTTAAATGTATTTGAGGTTGAATCAGGAGAATTTATTTTGACACTGAATCCAGAATGGTCTCTATTCTCAAGTATCTGATATATCTTTGTTTTGCGCCAACTTCCCATGCCATAACTCTCTACATAAACCTTTTGTCCAATTTTAAAATTGCCTTTATATTTAGGTGATAAATTTGGTTCAACATAAAGATTTTCTCTTATCCAATCCCTATCTTCAATTGGAGCATCTTTTAAAAGTCTTTCATAGCTTACACTGGCTTTATTGCCATACTTTTCTAAAAACCAAATATATCCTTTTTTGCAAGGACTTTTTGACCTTAGCATTTCTTTTGTTATTTTCATATTATTATTCCTTATTTATTTTATCTTCACGTTCTTTTTCATTAATCTTTTCTTGTAATCCTTTTATATAAACCTTTGTCTTGTCTATTCCGCACTTATCAAGCATGGCATTGACTTCTTTTATCGTCATCTTCACCCCTCCTGTTTTGTTAGATTGGCAATTTCTTTGGCTAAATTACGAATATCATCATCATTCATAAGTTTGTTTTTAAACTGAAATTGTCTATATATAACACTGTCTAATATGTCATAAATCTTATCTACGCTGACAACTTTCGCCCCCCCCTCAATTTCATAGCGATAATAACACCAAGCCTTCATAAATTCTTTACCAACACTTTGTGGAAGTTTGACTACTAATTTATCAAGATAAACATCATATCTTGTTCTAATTTTTTCTATTTCCTTATCAATATTATGACCCCACTTTACTTTTTTAACATAATGAACTCTAGCTAGAGGTATTACAAATGTATCTATTCCACTTTTTCCACTAAAGATACTTTCTGATACTTTTTTCATATTATCTCCTTTACTTTGTCTTTACTAAACATATGCTAAACCTTTGCTAAATAATTATCATATTTTAATGCGCTTTTAGTTGACAAGTAAAATATTGGTTCTGATAACTTATCTAAATATAACCGATGATGTTGTATCGCTTTTTTTAAAGCTTCTTTCTTTATTTCTATTGCTACGGGATAATGATAGTTTGTGGATGATATAGTCTTAAACGTCCAATACGTGCCTATCTTTTCAACTGATTTCTCTGGTGCATAATTCTCAACAGCAGATTTAAAATCCTTATATGAATTAAAATTATGGTCTTTAGCTAGTAACTCATTCAATACGCTTTCTTTACTCATCTTGTTTCCTCCTGTTTTTTTATTTATTTTAATCATGTGCAAAATATAACAAATGCAATGTTATCTGTCAAATGCGAAACGAAAATAGTTTTATAAATCGCTATGCGTAGAGGCTGGAAAAAAAGAAAAATAGATTTGTCGATTTAAATAGTGTTTGTCAAAAAAGGGTTTTATAATCGCCTATAATCGCAAGTGTTGAAATAGTAACAAAGATATGGTATAATTATAAATATGCCGGTGTAGCTCAATAGGCAGAGCGCCTCACCTGTAATGAGGATGTTAGGGGTTCGATTCCTCTTTCCGGCTCCAATGCGGGAGTAGTTTAATGGTAGAATTACAGTCTTCCAAACTGAGAATGAGGGTTCGATTCCCTTCTTCCGCTCCAATATAATCACACCGGATAAAATGCAGGAATAATTGTTGACACTGTATAATGTGGGCGTATAATGTGGGTATGGCAAGGATGACAAAATTCAATAAGCAAGTTCCCCCAGCGACGGATAACTTTATCTGTCATTCCCTATCATTAGGGCATCTTTGCCGGCTGGGGGAGCTTTATTTTATGGGGGTGGATTATGATAATTAAAACAAAGAAAGTATATTATTGTAAGTTTTGTAATAAGCATATGTTGTCTGCTGGATTTATGACAATACACGAACTGCATTGTAGGAAAGATCCTAAAAATCAACATAAGTGCTTTCAATACTGCAAACACTTGATTAAAGAAAGAGATATGGAAAGAACTGATTTTTATTGTGAGATAATAAAAAAACACATGTATTCTTACAAAGTGGAAAACAAAGACTGGTTTTGTAATGGTGGTTCGGATTTTTCAGGCCATATAAGAATGCCACTAGAATGTAAACATTATGAGATTGAAGATGGGCATTATGATTACTTAGAGAAAATAGAAAAAGAAAATAGAAAAACCTCTAAACAAACAACTGAAGTTCCATTTTAATTATGAGTGATAAAATTAATGGCGGAGCATTTTCTTGGGCAAGACAGACCATAGAAAGTGAGATATTTTATAAGAAGCCTGATAAGTGGTTTAAAATTTGGTTTTACTTAGTAAGTAAGGCTAAGTGGAAGGACGGTAAGCAATTTAAAAGAGGACAGTGTTTTATGAAGTATGAATGGATCACAGAAGCAACAGGAGCGAATAGAAATCAAATAGACCATTGTATAAGATGGCTAAAATCGGCGACACAGATAGCGACAGTAAAAGCGACAAGAGGATTTATTCTAACTATTTGTAATTATAACACTTATCAAAACTTAGAAAATTACAAAAGCGACACAAAAAGCGACAGCAAAAGCGATTTAAAAGCGACACAGAAGCGACACAGAAGCGACACTATACTAAAGAAAGGTAATAAAGAGAATAAAGAGAATAATGTAAGTACTAAAGAAATAAACAAAGAAGATTTTCCATTTTTTAAAGATACAGGATTTATACAACTATTTAATGATTATCTTGATATGCGTAAAAACAAAGGGAAGAAGTTTATACCCACAGATAGAGCAAAAGAACTTGTGATCATAAAGCTACATAAATACGATATAAGAACAGCTGTTACTATGCTAGAGAGATCTATTGTTAATAATTGGACAGATGTTTATGAAGAAAAAAGTAATAATAAACTATCAAAACTACAACAGTCATTAAAAACAATATCAGAATTTGGAGGGAATGATGATTAAGAAAGTATTTAAAGTAGGAATTATGTATTTAAGGTCAGCCGGAATGAAGAACACACCGGAGTTTGAAAAAGAGCAAGTAGAGGTTTGGTGGCAATCTCTAAAGGATTTAAACGATAGATTATTTTTAGAGACTTGCAAAGAAATAATAAAAAAAGAATCATGGTTTCCTTCAATTTGCGATATCAGAGAAGCAATAAAACATCCAAATGATCCTGTATTAGCAGCGGCATATAAACGACTGGAAAAAATAGAGGAGGGTAGAAAAAATGTTCAAAGAATTAAACTCACAGAGAAATCAGTTTAGAACACACTGGGACTTGTTTAATGATGATAAAATCACACTCCACCAGCTAGAAGAAGTGTGTTTCTCATGGGTAATAAAGCATGAGGATTTATATTTAGAAAAGCCTATGCCAACAGAGCCAGTACGATACCACAATACGAAAGACGCGGATTTTAAAGAAGTTATGAAAGCGTGGACGTTAGGGTGTAACAGCAGAGAAATGGAGAATAAGAGTAATGCTTGGTGGCTAGGAAGAGCAAAAAAGTTCTTCTTAAAACCCGAAAATAACTATGAAGAAGGAATTGAGTTGTTTAATAAACACAAAGACAAAGAACAAGAAGAAGATATACCGTTTTAAAAATACAGGATAAGGGATTGACATTAATTTAAGGCTTGTTTATAATTTAGGGCATGTCAAGAAATTCTCTGCAACACAAAAACATCAGAAAAACGATTTGCTATATTGGTGGGTTATGTCTTGGGGATTAAGGCAATATAAAAGCCTTGATGACTTTCGTATTGTGTTATATATCCTTTTTTATAACCTAATGCTGGTCTTGATGGCGTAAAAGCATCTGCATAATAATCAGCACTTACCCAATTTGTTCCCAATTCACCCATCATATCTTTTAAGAAATTATAATCATTTTCTATCCAGTCTTGTTCATTATAATAAATACCTATTTCAGCTAAGTCTGGCAATTTAATTGGCTTTACAACTAACTTTGCCGATTCATAATCAGCAGAATCATACGCAGTTAAATCAACTGTCAATTTTCCCTTCTTCGCAAAAATCTCGCCAATATAATTTCCATAAGATGAATATAAAGTATTTTTAAAAGCTAATTGTGCTCTCCAAGTGCCATCATAACTCCACCCAGAAGAATTCCATGTAGATAAAGCATCGTTCCACGCATCATTTTCTGATGCCCGTATTTCACCACCATATCTAATTAAACTACTTGTTATTCCGTCATCATATATATCAACGGGAATAAAAGTTGTAGCTATTAATTTTAATGCTTTAGTCTCTCCACCTATCCTAACACGAGCATCACTAGCAAGTTCATTATCTGTCGCAACCGTTTTGACCCCAATAATACTACCGCCAACCTTAGCATTTATATCACAAGAGGCTGGTACATTATCGCCAGCTATTTTTACTATATAACCTGATTGCCTAAATCTTATACCGCTATCTATTTCACTCATACTAACCACATATCTCCATTTTCGGGGCTTGCTGGGATAGATTCTAAATGAACCCCAGTACCACCCGTCAAATCCACTAGCTTTTTATCCCCATCAAAGCTATTAGACATTATCACATAATCATCTACTGCGTAATATCCACCCGAACCACTATCATTTAACGCTGGGATGTTATTCCATGCAAAACTAGCATTCTGATATTCTTCGATGTTATATGTACCGTTTGAATTATCTGCTGTGATTTTTACTATTCTGAACGATATTCCACCACCAGAACCACTCGCTATAATTACATTTCTACTATGGTCTTCAATTAATAGGGCGATATCATCAACATTAAAATCTCCACCAGTTGCACTTCCGCCCGGATTTGCTACGTTACTATAAGTCTGTGTTTCGTTTAGATATTCTTTAAAACTATAAGTACCATCTCCATTGTCTGCTGTAACTATACAAGTTTTATATGTGCCCCACTTAATCATTCCAAGTGCTGATGTTTCTAATGCCCCCTCAAGATAAACCTTTGTCTCTACCTCATCTAACGGGCCGCCCATATTATCATCTGTACTATGTACATGGTCTGCTAGCCCTATTTCTTCCTCATTGCCACCCATGCCCCAATCAGGGAATTGTGTTGCTACGCTACCCTGCACCCAGCTTTCGGTACTTTCTTGATTCGCTTTCTCCGATATAGCCTGCCTTACTCTTTGTTCATAAGCACTGCCTCCGAATGGCAATTTATCACTTGTCAATCCAAGTGTAACCTCTCTTGTATCAAATCTATATTCTATGTTATTAATTCGAGCAAACCTATCTGTCCATACATCATTAATACTGTACTCAATTTTGACTTTCTGACCCTGTTTCCAAAGAACATCAGCAGTGACTTTCTCGCCCATATCTAATACAACTGTTCCCTCAAGCTTTTCGTCTTTCATAGTAGTCAATAGTAAGTTGACCATATCATCCATTTGATCTAAATCATCCCGAACAGTTACACCGTCTATGTCAACTTGCCTCATTCCCTGTTCATTGACATATAAATCAGCATCATATCCAAATTGATGTGCTGTTGAATCATCTGCTGTATATGTCTTAAAAATAGGATCACCCTCATAGGCATAGGTCACTACAACTGACTTTGCTCTATAATTCACTAATACCGTTGATGTTCCTCCACCATTTACCCATACTAATTGCTGGTGAACTAAATTCTGAACTTTAATAACTCCTGTCTTTGGATTTATCGTGCTATTTAATCTCCATTCAACCTCTGACCATGCTCCACCGTCGTATTGTGTTTCAACCTGTATTGTTACTGTTGGTGGGTCTTGAGTAAACACCCCACTACTATTTAGGAGCGTACTTAGCCAATTCGCATGTGCCGCATTAAAATATCTATTATCAGATTCCTCTTTGTCAAACGTCAATGTCTCTGTTACTTGATTAAATGTATTGCCACCCTCAAGAATAGCCTTAGTTTTACAACCGGACAAGTTAAGGCTTAAATTCGCACTCTTTACGTTAAAATTAGAACCATCAAGCGTACCAACTGCAGTATTAAGTTTACCTAAATAAACTGACTTCTCATCCAAAGTATTAAAATTAACCAGCGTAAATACTTTTGTTGAGTTCTCTATATATGCATTATGATCCGCCTGCATATAAAGCACTTGATATATAGCCTCGCCATAATTAGTGCCAAAGAAATTAAGTCTTGGAGGGGTTAATGTCATGCTAGATAAATCGCCATAAGTACAGCCCCAACCATCTGCAACGGCTTGGTCTAATATCTCCGTCATTATCTCTTCACAAGTTTTCATGGTATCGCCCTGATCCTTGTCATTATAGTGTATCTTGGAGGTATCGCTTTTTGTAAATACATGATTATTCAGCCATTCCCATTTATCATAGGCATCAAACGTAACACCCTCTGAATCTTCTTCTACACTCGGCTCTTGCATAAGTAAATTGCCGTCAAATAGTCTGTTATCATTCCACGTAAAGCTGACTTGACTATATGATAACCTCTGCAAGTTCTCCGGTCTGCCCTCCTCTGTCCAATGGAGGCACGCAGGCTGACCCAGAGCAAGCCTAACGGTCATTCCCTTCTGTTTTGATGCATCTATTACGCCCATATTAACTCCTTAAATAGGGTATTTTATTTCAATTATGTCGCCGTCAGCTACTACATAATCGCTTACAGTAAACTCATCATCAATAGTCTTAGTAATACATTTCAATATGTCCTCGCTTAAAGTAAACGTATCGCTTATCTCTTGAACTACTTGTGTTGCATGTACTGTAATTATTAACGGAATCATATTCATTTAATCTTTTACCCAATATCCTAAACATTTCATACTTGTTTTAGTTTTAAATAGCTGGTTTAATTCTGATGGCGAAGGATGTTTTGGCAATTTCATTCCAATACTTCGCAGGTGTTTGCTTGCTCTTTCACTGCAAAAATATGTATTTGGATTGTTTATCCAGCTAATATGCAAGAGTTTTCCAATGATACCTAAAAAATCATATCGACGTTGGCGTACAGAGGACTTTAGGTCTGATTTGATACTATCTATCAGCTCTGCCTGTCTTTTGCCTCTGTATGCCCATAGCTTTAGCATATAACGCCTTTTAAGATACTTACTAACCCCAACCATCCTATATCCAACAATATCTTGAGATGCAAGCATATCCGGCATAAATAATTCTGCAATATGATTATAACATCCATGACTGTGATTTTTTATAGCGAATCCAATAAACGACCTACGATCATCTACTAATACGAATATTGGAAATTCTTTTACATCATACATATTAACCATATTCACACCCCATAAGTTTTTTTAGTATATTCTAAAATAGCCTTCTCCGCAATATCTTCAAATAATTTTCTAGTCTTTGGATCTTCGAGTATTCTAATTATCTCTCTCTCCATGACTTCACGGGTTCGCTTGTGATTAAATATATATTTTACGGTTCTATGCAAGACTACTTTAAACATCATTATATTTTTCTCAAGAGTGTTACTAACGAATTTTTAAAACAATCAGTCCAATATTCTCTATTTTTATTTACTTTGACATTACAACTACGGCACAAAGAAATAAGATTATCTAATTCACAATTCTTTTTGTTATAATCAATATGGTGTATATCTAATCGTTCATTACACTCTAATTCAGGGACACCGCATTTCTGACATATAAAGTTATCTCTGACCCTTATTCTGTCTTTAAGTTGTTTATTGAAAGTTATTGGATATGGGTTAAAACTTCTACCATCTATCCACATTCCAGATTTTTCTCCTTTTCTATCATAGCATTTTTGACAATGAATAGCATTGTAGTTACTTAATAATTTACCACACTCTTTGCAATGAGGTTTTCCACCTTTCCAATTAGAATTATTTTTACCGATTTCTGCTTCACTTATCTTTCTTTTTGTTTTAAGAGTATGTTTTTTACCGTAAAAAGAATTATTTTTTCCTATTTGTTTTTTGCTTAATTTAATTCTACCATTTTCAGATATAGATGTTTCTTTTAGATTATGCCCACTAATAAATTTACTATATTCACCCTTTATTCTTCCATCTTTATTATTTGTCATTGTAATTATCTTAGTTGGCTGTCCACAACCACATTCACATAGTTTAATCATAGTCTTATGATACCACTTTTAACATAATTTTACAAGTTATTTTATTACTCTAAATAATGTTACCAGCAACCCTACTGTTGTTGACGTTAAGAAAGCGAGTAAAGCAGATGCAGTCCAGCTCGGTCTTTTCTGCCAGCCTTCTTTTAACTCGTCAAGTTTATTAAATACTCTCTCCAGAGTTCCATCTAGTTTATCAAATCTCTTTTCCATATTCTCCACCCTTCCTTTTAAATTTGCACCAACAACACAATTTCCATTTGCCATGATTCTCCCTTCATTTATTTGTAGCCCTTAGTCCAATTATTGTCATTAAGTTCTCCATCCAACTTGCGGATTTCTTGCTGGAATATGTATAAGTAGTTACTCCATCTTTGTTAATTTTCTTTTCTATACACATAGGCTTGTTTGACTTAGCGATTATTTCATTGTCTTTTATAAGTAACGAACCCCTATATCCACACCCACCCAGCATCAATCCTATAAGTCCTATTAGTAGTATTCTTCTCATCTCTATCTTCTTATTGGTTTAAAAATACTTTCGACTCTATCTTTATATACAGATACTACCCTATAACCAATTTTACGATTTCTGTCATATTCGAGATTATTCAAACAAATTGTAGTGATATAGTCAATACCTTCAACTCTTTCTATATCATTGCAATGAGCATGTCCTTGAAACCAAGCTACCACATTATAAGGTTCAAGCATTTTTATTACTGGTTTATAGTTGCAACAATCTCCCGGAAAGTCTTTCCAGAAACTAGGTTCTCGAAAAATAGAAGCATGACAAAATAAAATAATAGGTGTTTCTTTATTTACGGATTGAAGATGGTTTTTAAGCCAGTTAGTTGTTTCTTTTGAAAATCCACACCACCAAGTATCTTTATATTTTAGACTTTTATCTATATTATCCAACACAATAAAATGATAAGGATAAATATTAAAAGAATAATTAAGTTCCCCTATCATATCTTGGTATAGTTTTTTTGTGCTATCATGGTTACCATATACTGAATAATGATTAGCCCTAAGTCTAAAAAAAACATTCTTATAAAGGCGAAATGACTCTTTTGGTTTTTCCCCATGAATAAGGTCTCCAGTAACTACAACAAATTTTGGTTGTGGTCTTAGAGAATTAATGCTTTCTATTCCCTTGATAATGTTTTTTACTGATTTACCATGTATGATATGGGTATCGGTAACTTGAACAAAAGTGAATAATGGTTTATCAAACTGCGTTGCAATTCCACTCATTTCCCAAATAAAACTACATACTAAAAACACCATTAACCCTATACATAATTGTTTCTTCATCTTGGTCTCTTTATTAATTTTGTTGGTGCTGGTACATATATAGGACTATTTGCTGGTGTCCCGTCATTACCGTTCCCTGATATGTCTATTACAGAACTTGCAACCGTTGCAGTAGAACCATCAGATTTCTCATTCATTAACCATCTACCAACTAATCCATTAACTATATTATCAGAACCTCTTGAGTGATAGAGTGTTTGTATTTCTGCTAATGATAAGGCTCGGTTGTAAGCACGTACATCAAATATTTTCCCAGCAAAATGCCTATTAGCATAATTGTATCTTGCTATCTGAACTGGAGTAGTAACATTTGATAAATCTGTTGTGATACCTGTAGTTGAAATTACTTTATTTAAATCTGTATATACAGTACATTTTCCACTATTCACACTCTTGTCCCATGTTCCAACTAACAAATGCCAATTACCATCTTCTATATTTGTCACTGAGTTTACGTTAGCCGAACTTCCTCCGCTCCTTACAACAAATGTCCAAGTACTCCCTGTCCAACTCATTCTCCATGTTTCGCCACTTGAAGAACCAGCACCTTTTGCTACTATACCACCGTATGGAGATCCGCCAGCACCAGAATCTTCCGTCCATACCCACGCCATAATCGTTATTGCAGATAACGAATTTAATGTTGTGATATTCCCACAATTAACTTCTTGATTACTTCCATTAAATTGCAATCCACACATAGCAGGACTAGCAATTAAAATACATAAAACAATTAGTAATATTTTCATGTTATTCCCTCGGTAGTTTGATTCTGAAATGAGTTAAACCCCAGTCCCCGCTTAGATTATTTGCACTGGGTGCGCTTCTGCTTAACTTAATTCGGATTTGGTCATTTACCGCCCAACCTAACGTGCTTACTGTTTCACTCCATGAGAAATAATCTAAATAATCTTGTGAGCCATCCGTTGTTAAATCTCCGCTAATCTTAGAAGAATAAGCAGCGTCCCAACTTTCGCCATCCGTTTTTGCTGAATGATAAACTGTAAGTTCTATATAACTGTCAGCTACCGCTGTTTCTGCATATCCATAAGCCTCAAAGAAAACTGTATCAGCAACATCTAAATCAGAAGGCATTTGCACTACAACAATAACAAATTCCTCCGTAGTATCATCAAACAACTGCCTTTTTATTGTGCCATTCGTTCCTGTGTCTGTGTCCAAAGGCGCAGGGTTAGCAGTTGGATAATCCCATGAACCAGCAGGTAAGTTTACAAATCTCCATTTAGCTCCACCACCAACCGCAGCGGTTAACTCTGCCGCATCTACTTTCTTCAAAGTACTATCTGTGGCATCCCAAAATAGGAAATAATCAGCATCTACTACTGTTGTATCGGCTTTTCCCGATATACAAGTAGGGTCTAATACAAGTCCTACTGAACCAGTTACCTCGCCTGTATGGGTTTGGTTAGTTGTCTTTGCTGTATTCAACCCAATAGCAGTATCCATAGGATTGATTTTATCTCTAATAGCGTTCTTAGACGCTCCATCTGTGTTTGAATCCCAAGTTGTATCGTCATAGGCTATATCACTAATAACTGGCGAATCCGCTACAGCTAATAAATCAGAAATAAGAGTACCACTATCTTGTATTAGCTTGCCTGTTGCTGTATCAAACGTGGCAATATTATTATCTGTTGCGCCTGCGGGTCCGACTACATCCCCACCACCAGCAGGAACGCTCCAAACAGGTGTAGTGTCCGCACCATTTGATTCCATGAAAGTTCCAGCAATACCAAGGGGAAACTCTATAACATCTCCATCTGTATTTGAATAGAAGAATCTCCATGCTGTTTGGTCTACAAATTGAGTTAAATTAGTATATCCACCACCTCCGCCTGCTGTTAGTTCTGCTGCATCTACTTTCTTTAAAGTGCTATCTGAATCATCCCAAAATAATACGTAATCAGAATCTGCTATGGTGGTATCAGATTTTCCAGATATACAAGTAGGGTCTAATACGAGACCAACTGAACCTGTTACTTCGCCTGTATGAGTTGCATTCGTAACCTTTGCTGTGTTTAGTCCAATAGCGGTGTCCATAGTATTAACTTTATCTCTAATAGTGTTCTTTGATGCTCCATCTGTGTTTGAATCCCAAGTTGTATCATCATAAGCTACATCACTAATAACTACCGAATCAGCTTTGTCTAATAAATCAGAAATAAGAGTACCACTATCTTGTATTAGCTTGCCTGTTGCTGTATCAAATACAGCGATGTTATTATCTGTTGCACCTGCCGGACCTACTACATCACCACCTCCGGCAGGAACACTCCAAACAGGGTCAGTATCCGCACCATTTGATTCCCAAAAAGTTCCAGCCGCACCAAGAACACTTTCTATAACATCTCCGTCAGCATTAGAATAGAAGAATCTCCAAGCTGTTTGGTCTACGAATTCTGTTAAATTAGTATATCCAGCACCACCAGAACCCCATTCCAATACAGTTCCAGCAGCAGGTACTTTTAATATTTGAGCCGAAGTGCCAATATCTGGTGGAAATTGATAATTGCCCCCAATATTTACAGAAGCGAATACTGGTGTGTCAGTAGATTCTAACTCGTCTATTCTTGTATGCTGTGCATTAGTCATATGATAATACTCATCAACAGTTCCACCTTGTTTACCAAGTAAATCATTATGCTGAATAAGCGCACTATCAGCTTGGTCTACTTTACCTGCAAGCTCGGATGTTATCTTCTCAGCTGTCCATAACTGTGTATTAGCCTCTGAACTATCATCCACATCTACATCAAGAATTGGATTCTTGGCTGTGCCTGAATTTGTGATAAAGTCGCCATCTGTGACAGTCTGCACTCCTGAATCCAGTCCGGTTATATCATCCATAGTAGCCAATACATTTGCGGCAGAAGGACTATTTGCCCCTGTCATAGCAGCCTTCTCATCAGCAGTTGGTATTTTAGCTTTGAGTACAGCTTCTAACTTAGTATCATTCACCGCCTCATCATCTAGTTTGGCAGTAGTTATAGCTTGATCCTTTATCTGCTTTGTGCCTATCTGTGTTGCGCCCACATTTATGCTTAATGCAAGTATCATAAATAAAAATATATACTTTTTCATAATCACCCTCTCAATATTAATGTGTCATCTTCTGTTAATTTGTCAGCTACGAAAGTTATTGTAGTTGTGTCTGTCTCTGCATAATCGTCTGTAACGCACTGTAACATGCCATTTAAGAACACTTTTAGCGAATCATTGCCTGTTGTATAGGCTGTTACAGTTATGATGCCTGATGTCTCTTCTCCGGCTGTTACTGTGTGTTTTAAATAATAGCCAACTACGTCCTTAGCATCTTCCCAACCTTTGGCGAGATTATTAGATACTGCTTTGTCTAAGTCTGCATTTGTATCAGCCTCATCAACTGTTTTCACGTCAAATAATTTAACTGCTGACATTGTATATTCCGTTATTCCTGTGCCAGTGACTTTAATATCATAACTACCATTCGCTGCATAAAAATTAGTCCTACCATACGCATCTGCTGTAAGTGGGTTTCCTGCAGCAGTAGAGCCATCATCTGAATATATTGTTGACACGTCCACTGTACCTGCATCATAAACCGTAACAGTAGCAGCAGCACCAACTCCGCCCACATCTTTTAATATTGTTATATGTAAATGCTCCATAATAGCCCCTTATGAAATCGTTGCTGTCCACTTCAATGTCAATTCAACATCCGCAACTTTTGGTATTGCTGAATCAAAATGAACATAACAAAGCATAATCCCGGCTGAACTCGCATTGAATATCCCCGCCTCTGTTACTGTTCCTGTGCCAACCCCAGCAGCCCAAACACATTGATATAATACCTCATCCGCAGAAGCCCCTGCCTGTTGATCTCTTGATGTCAATGCTAATCTGCTCAATGCTGTTGTTAAAGCTGTTGGATCTGCTCCTGCATCCGCTCCTGAACCTGTTTCCATCCAGCCCATTTCAGCCTCGTTGTGTACGCTTGCTAACTGGTCAGCTATATGATATTTCCCAACAGTGGTAGATACATTATGCTTTGCTTTATATAAAATAACTTTGTCATGTCTTGTTAAAATAGCCTCTACATTATACTTTGCTCCAAAATTCATATTTAATTTCATATTGACCCCCTAAATTCGATATTTATTGTCCCCCATCCGCTTGCTGTTTCCTCATCAACACTTACAGAAGAACAAGCCATATCGCCATAACTACGCCCTGCAATCTTCACTTCTGCCTCTACACTATTAACATATAATCTAACCCCAACCGTTCTTGGTACTCTTGCTTCTTGTATTCCACTTGGCTTGAGATAATTTTTAATAAGATCCTCTACCTCTGCCCTGAATAGTTTATTTGTTGTTTTGCTAATTTCACATTTAACTCTTAATGTAGCACCACCACCATCCGCACTATATCCTGTACTCATACCCACGTCTGAAAGTTTTTTAGTCCCAAAATACACTGTTGATGTTGCCATTTTATGCTCCTTGTCCTGCTAATTGTTTTATACTTAATGCCTGTCTAGTAACTGTTTTTGCAAGTGCGTTTGTTTTGCTTGTAAGGTTTTTAACTACGCTAATAACTTGACTGAGCACACTTGTTTGCGCGCTACTTAAACTATTTGCCTTAGCCGCATAACTGGCTATACCCTTTGCCAACTCATCTATGCCAATCTTGCCGTCTTTATAGTTTTGTATTAAATCACCCAGCATACCCTCTGTTGCTGTTTTTAAACTATCTAATGCTTGATTTTGTGCTTTAGCCTCTTCTACTGTTTTATCAAACTTTTCTGCCGACATTCCTGCTGGCTGTTCTTTTGTAAATACTGTTTCTTTTCCCAACATTCTTACTCTACCCGTTTCTACTGGTATCTTTGTCCTTGCTTTTTGTAAAACATCATATATTTTCTTTCTTTCTTCTAGTATTACGTTTATATCTTTTTCTTTACTGACTTGCTTGTCAACTGTTCCCAATCCTTCTTTACCAAGTCTATTTATATCTGCTTTGAATTTTTTAATCCATTCACTAATTCCGCCACCCTTAGTACCTTCATCAACCCCTAAATATGTTTTTCTTAAAAAATCAGATACAGGAGTTTGTGCTTTGCCACCATAAATACTTTCAGCTAATTTGTCGCCTTCTTCTGTATATCCCTTAAAATATGCCTTCGCTGCTTCCAATCCTTCTTTATAATATTTTTCTCTCGATGTACCTTGATGCTTTTTCAATTCCTCTTCCCATCTTTTAATTGCTTTTCTATAATCCTCAGCCATTTCATATTTCTGCTTCATTATGCCGATTTTTCCCCAGTCCTTTATCTTCTGAATAGCCTCAAAAGCGATAAGCACAGCAGCTAATGCCGATAACCATTTATTAGTTGCTAATGTTAAAAGCCCAATACCTAATCCAACCCATTTAACATATTTTAATATATCTTGAAATGCTATTTTTATTCCTTCAAATGGAGAATTCGTCTCAAGCCATTTCCTAAAACCAATAAACTTTATTTTCCATTTCTCTAAATTAGCCTGAACTTCTTTTGGTGTTTCACCAAAAACCTTTTTAATCCATCCCAATATATTAAGATGTTTAGTCATGCTTCCCATTATATCCCCAAACATATCTTGAAATGCCTTTACAATTCCCGACTTATCTACATAATCCTTAACAGCTTTTATCTGCTTCTGGAATTTAGTAGCAAACGCCTTTAATGCTGGCGCAAAAACATCACCCAATCTACTCGCCATAATCTTTACAGCTTCCCAAATACTCGCAAAAGCAGAGGTTAATCCCTTAGCTCTGTTTTTGTATTCATCCATCAAACTACCGCCTTCTTTCCATTGATCATTGGCGATTTTTATATTATCTGATAGTAATTTAGTGTTTTCACTCATGGCTACAAGTGCAGGAGCTACCCTTACTCCACTAAGCTGTAATTCCTTTAACGCTGCCATTCTCTTAAATTTATCCAACTTACCAAGTCCTTCAATAAATTTCTTTATTGCTTCCATCGGCTTTTCTTTAACCAACTTTGCATATCTAGTAAATTCTATTCCACTTACATGAGCAAATCCTTTCGTATCTAATAATGCCTGATTAAGCATTCTTGTGATTGCAGAAGCTCCTACTTGTGTTTCTACACCCACATCAATCATTGTTGCTGCAAATCCCATCATTTCAGGGATAGTCAATCCAAATGACTTACCCATTGAACCTGCTCTTTTCGTTATCTCTCCAATTTGTGTAGCAAAAGCAGTTGTTCTATTAGATAATTCATTCATTACATCACCTAACATTTCTGATTTAGAAATAGGCAAATCCATTACTTTTGCAATTTTAGCCAAATCCAATGCCGCTTCTTCTGCTGTATATTTTGTAGCAATAGCCATCATTTCTACCGCCTTTGAAAAAATCCCTATATTCTTTGCTCCAGTAATACCCAACTGCCCTGCAATTGCAGAAGCATTTAAAAGCCCTTCCATTGTCATTCCTCGAGTAGTTAATACAAGGTCTTCTAAACTCTTTCGCAACTTTTGTATTTCCTCATTAGACATTCCTGTTGTTTTTTGCACATCAAGCAATCCGCTTTCCAACTTAGCAAATTGCCGAATAGAACCCACTACCATTGCTGTTAATGCTGCCACACTTACCAATGCTGCCCATTTTGCCTTGCGGGCAATAGATGACATAGCTGTACCAAATTTCTTTGATAACTGCTTAAACCCACCTGCAACCCTACCAACCTGTGATTTAAACTTATTTAAACGCCCCTTGATTGCAGCAAAAGTCTTTGCGCTTTGATCCTTTGCCTTAATAACCAATTGTAATTCAGCGGCAGTCATCTCTCTTCTCCAATAATCATCTGCATTAACTCTATATTTCTATTCGGCTCGCTTAATACCTCACTTGGCAACTTGTGTAGTTCTTTGCATATTCTCCAAACATTCATATCTGATACAATCTCCTCATCAAACTTTGTCAGTCCTCTCGCTCCCTGATGTATCTTTCTTATGCTGGCAAGTCTTTTTTTTTGCTTTCAATCGCCTCCAGCTTGTCTATTTCCTCACAAAGTTTGTTCCTTGCTGACTTCGTTAGCTTTCTTATACTACCTGCTGTTATAGGCTCTTTCTCGCCCCATCCACAACCCTCTTTAGTCAATGCAAGTAGTAATTTCTCAGCTCTCATCTTTGCCGAACTCAATACAAACTTCTCCTCACCATTGACAACCTTAAACTCACCAGCTAAGTCTTGCAATCTATCCTCATCATCGCCTGTCAACTTGCCTATCCTGACCTTTACTCCGTCAACTTCAACTTCTTTGACTTCCTTAGTTGTAAATAGTCCCATTACTTATTGCCTCCTATTGTTTTGTTATTAGATAAACGAAATAGTTATCTCATCGTTCCCGCTACTAATATGATATGAGACAGGCATCTCGTACACCCTCACACCTTCTCTATCTGCTGCACCTATGCTGTCATACATTGCAACCGGACAAGCTATGCTATACTTATTCCCCGTTGTTCTGCCAACTGTAACTGAAAGAGCCTTGCTTGTTCCTGCCTGCCAATCAGCCCAAAAGCTATTTGTAGCCTCTGTAACCTCCTCTGGGTTCAAACTACCTGCAACTGCTCTATCTGCTACTATATAACCCTCAAGACCCCAACTCGCATTAACATTAAGCCTTTGCACTACTTCGTTATTCATGGCTACATTTATTGCCTGAACTATTCCAGCATAACTTCCAATAGTAAACTTGCTTGATTCTACTGTTGGAGGCACTAAGCTTTCATAATCATCACCTGCTACGATAGTTGCATCTGTTGGCACACTATAAAGCCCATACAAATCCCAATTAATCAGTCCGGGTTCTCCTGCCTCTAATACAACCTCAAACGTCCCAACTACTCCAAGAGATTTATATAACTTACCACCAAAATAAGCATATAAAGTTGCGCTACTAAAGCTGCCACTAACTGGAGTGTAAACGTCTCCTGTTTCAGACATACCACAAGCCAGAAATAAAGGTTTTAGTTTACTACCATCACCCCTAATCTCTGTGGTAAACGTTATATGCACTCTTTCTCTTGTGATTAAATGAGGCATTGTTCCTAAGAAAGACCTTTGTAAGTTCCTATCTATCTTGTCACCTTCTGGCGCAACCACAATATCCTTTGCTAAGAATAAATCACTAGCTGTTACCGCATTCTCTGTGCCATAAGCAGTTTCTGTCGTAACTCCTATTGTCGCTAATTTACTTCTATACATTTTATTCACCTCCATGTTTTAGATTTATATTTCTTTTATTATCCATGTTATTCTCCTATGTCCGCGTTTTATATTTGGTTCTTAGTCTGCACAACATTGTTATATCCACTGTTCGGATTGGGTATGATGTATAATCGAAATTTGTATCTGGGAATTGAATTGTCATCACTTCACCGCTTAAATATATATCACCTCCAAAAGTCTTTTTAATATCTTCGCATATATCTAAAACCCCCTTATGTCTTGTATCTCCAACTATCTGTTTATCCTTATCAAACATCTTTATTATCCCTGTTACTGTTATTCCAAAATACAATTCCGATTCTTCTTCAAAAAACGGGATAGTCTCTTTTATATCAGCAGGCTCTAAGATAATACAAGGAATCTGACTATCAGGTATATTGTCGCGCCATCCCTCAAATACTTTTCTAACATAAGATAAGTTACTGCCTGATTTCTGCGCGGCTTTTAACACATTAACTGCATTAGTAAATACTGTTTCTGGTCTCGACATTTATGCTACCCTCCAAATCTTCTCAACATATTTCTGCACATCTTCTGAAAAGAATCTTATAATATCACTTGATTTTTCTTGTAAACTTGGTTTCATATATGGTCTTTTCGGCATTTTAACTTGTTTGGTAGTTACCCATGTATTTCCTATTTTAAATTTAAGTGCTTTCTTAGTCTTTGGCTTTATAACACCTCCATATTCATGTATTTTGGCGTAAATCACGTTAGTACCTACCGTTCCTGATATTCCATCACTTGTTACATTTATTCTATTGCCTGCGCTCTTTTGAATACTACCCCTCAATCTATTCGTTCTTACATTCAATACCTGTCCATGTAATTTATGTTCTGCAATATGATTAGTTAATCTAATCATGCTTCTTCTCATTGCAAACTTCATGCCCTGATTTACCGCTTTGTTCGCATCTACACCAAGCATCTTAGTTATCTTCTCTGGGTTCTTTATAAATACATTAATCTCAATCATTAATATCCTCACTGCCTATTCTATCTAATATTCTTTTTGGCAAGCCCTTTATATCCCTAACACAAAACAAATTCATCCATTTACAATTACCATAATATCCCTCATAACACCGCTTTGAAAACCTATCTATATCTGTAATTTTCCTCAACATCCGGCTGTGCACGTTCCTCTGCCATCTGTCTATCTCAAATATATTAAAGCCATACTTAGTAAGTAATTTTAAACATTCTTTAGGATCTCCCAATACTTCTAACTCCGGCTGTGAATACTCTATAATCATTTTAATGTCTTTGTTGTCTCGCAATGTTCTCTCCATCCCTTTTAAAGCCAATCCCTCCGCGCCCTGAATATCCATCTTTAAAAAATCAACTCTACAAGATTTACTAAAACAAGTATCTAGCCGAACAGTTTTAACATTAACAACCCCTTTCGGTTTCCAATATGTAGGCTTGCCTAAAGTGTGCATTCCTAAATTACCATCATGTATATATAATTTCATTTCTCCGTCTGTGTCTGATACTGCCATATATGCTAATTTTGTATTCTTGTATCCGTTTATATTGATATTCTTTTTTAATACCTTGTAATTCTCTATCTCCGGCTCAAAAGCAAACACCCTGCCTTTATCTCCAACTAGCTTTGCAAACACTAAAGTATAACAGCCTATCATTGCGCCTATATCTATTGCTGTATCGCCCTTTTTTACAACTTGCCTTACTATCTCTATCTCAAACGGCTCATATACCTTGCCATCTCTCAAACTTAGCGTATTTAACTCATCTAAAAACATTGGATCACCGAACATATTTTTAACCACCATGTATCACTCCTTCAAGCGCATCAATCCAACTATCTCTTTGTTTATCCCAGCCCATAGCTTCCATTCTTTCTCTTGCCTTTTCGCTGTCATCTCCTATGTCTCTATCGGCTATTAGGTTTATTGTATCGGTCAAATCCTTTTCTTTTATATCAGCAAACCTAACTCCTTGATGTGTAAACTCTCCTCTATCTTTGTCAAATCGTTTCTTACCAATCGTTACAAATTCCGTCTTGACAAGATAAGGCTTAAATCCCCAGCAACTCATAGGCTCCGCATCTGTCGTAATTGCTGGAATCCCACACATCATAGGCTCTATAATATTAAGTCCATAACCCTCAATCCTACTGGGCTGTATTGATACGTCTATACTATCGTCGTAAAGTTCATAATTCTCACCTGTCTTATTACCTATCTCTAGTATAATTCTATCGTCTCCTAGCTCTTCTGCTATATCTGTTAAATTCCTGCTCTTAGAATGAAACATCTTTGAATAAGCACAATTATCTAACTGCGCCCTTACAATCAATGTTCCGAATGCTTTACTCTCACTAAAAGCCCTCATTGTTAACTCTGTATTCTTCCTGCCCCAGAATCCACCATATCCAGCTACATGTAACCAAACTTTAGGCTTGCCTGTTCTTTTCTTAAACTTAAACTTGTGAATCTCTGTTGGGAGCGTTAAATCTAACGTCTTATATCCCATGACTTTTTCTAAATGTTCTTTCTCCCAATCAAACTTAGCTACATGATAATCAAATTCTTTTAGCAGTCTGTCATCTGCGCCCTCCCACATAGCCACATTAACCGTCTTAATGCCTCGTTTCTTGCATTCTTCTCCTAAGTATGGTGTGTAAGGTGTCTCTACTACTAAAACTAACTCTGGGCGTGTCTTATTAAGCCAATCAGTTATAACCGCTCTAGGGAATACGGGAACACTTAATAAAGTCAAATCTCTGCCCTTTACCCAATCTAATCTAAAGCCTTTATCTCTGTTCGGGATTAAAGCTATATGCTGTATGCCTAACCCATCAATTATATTCTTTCCCACATAACCAACCCCACTCTGATTTAAACAACCCCAAAATCCCAGCTTCATATGTTTACTCCTCTTTGTCTTAGTTCATTAACCAAACATCTAACTCTATCTACATATTTATATTTCTTGTGCGCCAAATCATATCCAGCTTTTGCGATCTTCTCTCTCTTTGCATTGTATCTTGAATAGTATTTAACCTTATCAACCATCTCATCCATACTCTTTACCCATACAATATGCTTTCCATTCTCAAATTCCTCTTCTAATCCCTCAATATATGGTGTTAAATAAAAACCCCCACTACCCAATATCTGATATATTCTATTGCTCCAATAATGTTCTGCACCTGACTTGAAATCTGCGCGCATCTCAAACTTATCGCCTATTATTATTTTTGTTTCTCCACAAACCTGACGCATTTTTACCCTGTCTATTGCTGGGTGCATTTTAATATGCTTACTCCAGTTACCCATCTTTGCATAATCCTGACTATAAATATCTATTCCGTCTACTCTTTTTGCCAGTGTTTCTAAATAATCTCTTCTCTCTTCGCTTCTCAAGTTACCTATAAAAGCCACTTTGTTTATTTTCTTGTGATCCTCTCGGTAATTTTCCCAATTCACACCCTGCCTAATACATATATTCTTTTCCTTTCCGCCATATTCTGCATTAGATTGAGTAGTAATCACATAATCAACTAGCTTTGCCACCTCTCCAAAATGTTTATCTCTGTCTCTTATTGCCTGATAGTCATTTGTAACTATAACCATACACTCGCATTTATCTCTAATTCTTTTCAGTATCTCAATATTAAATCTACATTCCCAAATAAAACAAACTTTAATTTTTCTATCTAATATTAATCTAAGGAAGCCGTCTACACTGCCCATTACTTCCCAATCCGCAACATATATACCATCACTTGCTAAGTTGCCTTTTTTGGTGTAGCCTCCTTCTTCTATTCCGCATTTAACCGTTGATACTCTCTTGCCTAACACCTCACATAATCCACCTAGCCAATACACGCAATCGCTTAAATATGCCATGCCCATATTAGCCCATCTCTTACCAGCTATTGTTATTAAGCCAACATCTATATCTTTGCCTCTCTTAATTCCCTCCATGTAGAAATTACCCTGCCTTTTTCCATTCTTTGCTAGATTGCTTTTCTTGACTACGTCTACACCCAGTTTGTTTAATTCTCTTTCCATCATGCCTATTGTCCAACCACAACCATGATAATTGCCTGTATAATCCTGCCCGCCAAAAGTCCTACGTTCTGACCATTCTTCACTCTCACTTAGATCACTCCATATTTCTTTTATGTCTGGGCATTGTATAATTATCTTTCCGCCACCATCTAACCAACTAACTAACTTGCCTAATATCTCTCTGCTCTCTCTGCGCCCAAAATGCTCTAATATATCTCTAGCCTCAATTACATCTAATCCTCCAAACGCAATAGTCCTTATATCAACAGTAAAATCCACACCAGTCAATTTTCTTATGTCTAAATTAAACCATCTCTCATTTTCATCAGACTTTTTAATCTTCGAACCACAACCCACATTTAAACAAACCTTAACGCCCGTCTCTTCTCTCTCATCACTCTTGACCATCTGACTGCCTTTCTTCATATACCCACCATCAACAACCTCTGGGGTAATTACAGGCTCGCTTTTGCTTTCGGAAACATTTATGCCCAGTTTCTTTAACATAGCCTCATCAGTAACTATATCGCCCTTTTTAATCAACAGCTTTCCACCACTCCAATAATTACTCATTGCTTTATATCTCATGCTGCTACGCCTTTGTATATGTCTAGTGTTTTATATGCTGAATCCTCAAGTGCTGTCTTTCTATCTCCTGCCTTGTCTGATTCAACCTCATTAACTAACACCTTGTGAAAGATATACTGCGCACAAACTAAGTCTATGCAAGCATCCTGTAAGTCCTTTGGTATGTCTGCTGTGGCATATCCAGCCTTGTATTGCACCTTAATGCTCTTATTGCCACCTATGAACTCCACACCACCTAACAAGTCTATAATCCCTCTCTCTTTCTGAATATAATAATATGTACTATTAAATACGGCTGTGGCACTTGTCGTTACTTTCCACATACCGGTAAACGTTGTTACAGGATAGTTCTTTAAATTAAGGCTATCCAATCCAGCTTCCATATTATAATATTCAGTGTATTCAGTCTCTGCTATTGCTCTGCCAATAT